TTTGAAAAGATCAATTGCTGTTGCGTTTGAACTTGCTCCCATTATATTTCTCCTCTAAATATTTTTAATTAAAACCCAAGTAACCTTTAATTATTTAGATACCCACCAAATATCAGTAATAATACAACCGGATGTTAATCCATCGAAATCTGGAGTATTTCCCCAGTCAATCTTTAGAGCAATGTTTCCTTGGCTGCCAAGGGCTAGTTGTGTAGTTAAACTTGTATTAGTTAACGCAGAAGACTTTAGAGCGCTTCTTGTTACTAAAGTTGTATATAAACTTGCGCTATAGCAACGCGATTCAAAACTAATTACATCAGCAGCTTGACCTTTCATATTAACAATCAAGCCCATTGCATCAGCACCAAGTGATGTTGCGTCAAAAGCTAAGTAATCAAACTCAGATGTAGTACCTAAAAAGGCATCAATAACTGCTTGGGTAGTTGCTCCAAACATTGGCAAACTAGCTGTAGCTGCAGCTAACGGTCTTGCCGCAACAGTAACAGCGCCTGTGATTTCATGAATTAAAGTTAAACGTCTTGGTGCACCTTTGCCCAAAACCTCATTGTAATATGCGAGTGACATAGTCATAAAGTTCTCCTTGTTATCTTCCTAGTCTATTCTCTAACTTTTTAAAAAACTCATCCGTAGAAACCTTTGTATCTTTTTTCTTACCAACATTCGACGGCCCAAGACTTTGCTTGCTTCGTATCTTCTCTTGGAAAGAAGTCATAGCATCTCCTACATCAGCTTTTCTAATTGCAGACCTTAATTCTGGCGACAGGATAGATAAAGCTTTTCCTACTGGGATCGAATTTAGATAAGATGAAACAGAATTTTGCATACCCTTCCATGCATGTTGGGTAGCTTTTTTTGCAGATATACGCTCTCCCTCATTTTGGTCAGATGACTCCAAAGGCGCGAGCATAGCATCTATAACATGTTTAATAAACCAAGGTTCAACAGGCTTTTTAGGATCGAGCCCCTCTTCTACAATTAGATCTTTTATAGCGCTAGCAATTTCTTGATCAAGATCCTGAGTAACCTTTCGCTCTACTTCTTGATAATATTGCTGTTGCGCCGCTAATTCAGCCTCTTCAAATCTTTTTTTATAATCGTCTCTTTCTTTCTCTGCGCTAAGGCGTTTCTTATCAGCCTCTGGCAAATTCTCATACTGAATGTAATCAAGTAATTCAGCTTCCGCAAACTCTCTGATTTTTTCTGCAGGCACCCCCAATTCCTTGATTTTCCTAAGATCTCCAGACTTGAGCGATGCCACAAAATCATCGACTTCTCTTCTGATCTTCGCTGCTTCTTGAAATTTTTGTTGAGCTGCAGCATTAATTCTGTAGTCGGCGATAAGTGTTTCATAGGGCACTTCTATTTCTTGATTGTTAACTTTAACTTTATGTTTAGTCCCGCTAAAGGCATCCTTTGTTGGAGGCAATCCTTGTCTCGTTAGGTTTTCTTGAGCAATGGTATCTAAATCTTGGTTTTGCTGAGAACTAATTTGTTCGGCTTCTGACATAAATATTAATCAACCTATAGAATTTTCGTTATCCAAATAATAACAATATTTCTACCGGTATATCAAGAGTTGAGGCAGGGGAATTTGAAAAAACTATTTTTACAATTACATCGCCACTAGTAGAAAATTTCCACCCATAGGAATCTATTTCATAGTAGGTATCATTTATCACACGCTTGACTAAAATTGCAGATGGACGCCTTCTGTTAGCAATAGCTATCACTGTCTCAACATTTGTTCTAATGTATACAGTTTTAGTTTCGCAATCAAAGTTATCATTAAAAGTTAAGCCGTTTCTAAGTAAACGTAAACTCACTTCGGCTAGCTCACTAATATAGACCAAGGCATCTTTTAATTCTTGACCAGACTTTGTCCCAAGATACCTAGATAACTCAAATATTCTACTTATCGTAACCTTAGCCATAATTTAGTTGTACTTTCCAGTATGGTTTTGTTTACGATATTTGGCTATATTTTCTAATTTATCTTTTACGAGATCTATCAAAATAGTTAATTGATCATCTGTTCTAATAGATTTAGCGTCGATATCTTGTTTAACTTCATAATTTTTAATTCTCATTAAAATATGTAGCGGGGTTAGTGTAATAGAATAACCATCTTCTAGATGTTTTAAGATATATCTCTTCATTTATTGCCAAACCTTTTTACAACCCCGTCACCAAAAACTTTCGGGACTAATGAATCTATCTCGCTTTTTCTATCTTCAAACTTCATAGTGTTCTTATTATACATTAAATTAGATGAGTATGGGTTGGTTCTATCTTGAGACCTAACTGCATACATAAGGCATGCTAAGGCATCACAATGACCTAATTCTTCACTGCGCTCAAAGTCAGTACGTGTTTTATTAAACATTCCTGATTTTAGTGATCGAATTAAAAATTTACATCTTGGATGCACTGTTATCTGGTTAAGAGTAAACTTTACAGCTAAAGCTTGCACACTCCCTAGCCAGTCACTCTTTTGAGGTAGCATCACAGGGAATCCTAAGGATGTTAGATCTACTTGCGTTTGTCCATGTACATCCGCCCAAATCGCAGTAATATTCTTAGAAGACATCCAGCTATTTCTAATTTCCGCAACAATGCTACTAGTGCTAGTGTTGGCATCAAATACCCTTTCGTCTACGATTAGATCAAGATTACTCATGTATTCGTATGTATGTAGTATAGCACATGTTTTATCCCTAACTCCGCCCCAATCTATGGTAATACTCCAATTACAGCTTGATGGCTCAAAAAATTCAGCTACATGCCTTGATGTCTCACTAAAGTCCGGAATTACCATTCTAGATGTTGGCCTAATAACCTCAGCTAAGAATTCCCGCTGGAAGGCCTCACTTAATTGAGAGTTAGTCCTGTAAGCTTCTTCGTATACGTTCTCAGAGGTGATCTTTCCTTCTTTAATTAGGTTGATGAAACCATCGGATAGCGCACATCCTGACCTAATAGCCGCCTCTAATACATGAGCTGGTTTTATTGACGGTGAATCTAAAACAGTAAATTTAAAAAAGGTGCCTAAACTTTCACATTCAGGTTTTATCTGAGTAATTAGCGCGTGGTCAGGATTCTCAGGCGGAGAAGATACAAATAATTCCTTACCATTGCTTCGTAATAATTGCGGCCCCAATACAGAGTTAACGCCATATAAAAAATCATCTGACTTAACAAAACCACATTCCTCATAGATAATCAGCGACGCGTTACCACCACGGTTCATCTGATCAACATTGCTACGCTCTAAAGCTCCTAATCTAAGTGATGACCCGTTAGATAATTCCCACCGCATATCACTACGTTTACGAGTTATGAATTCCTTAGGAGCATCTTCAGTTATCTTAGTTAAATTGTCGCCTACTATATCATTACAATTACTTAAAGTTGGTGCTACTATCCGACCTATAGTATTAGGATTCTTAATTAAAAACTCAAGAGTGTGTCCAACGCTCCAATAAGATTTCCCTATTTGTCGACTAGATAATATACATATTTTTTTTGCTTTAGGTAAGCTTGCTACAGTTTGTGAAATCTTTCGTTGGAGGCTATCCATTTTCCAAGACAGCACACCTTTATGCCACGCCGCTCGCTCTATATCGCGTAAAGTTAAATCCATACTAGTTTATATGTACTATGGTAGGATCCATACTATCAGCAAAATCTTTTTTATATTTTAGGTCAGCCTCATTACTTGGCGCTGAATCATCAGATAATGCCGAGCTTGTAGTAATTAAAATATTTTCGATTTCTTTTTCTGTTAGTGTTTTAACTACAGCATCCTTTAACTCACTATCTTTTTCAGTTTTATGGGTGATAGTTAAGTTAGGATTGACTTTCAAACCGCATCTATTAAGCAAGAAATCTAATCGTTGAGGATCCCCTCGTTTATAACAACCAGCTAAGATACTGCAAATAACAGCATCAAATGTTGGCATATTTTTTACAGCCTTAGGGTCCATCTTTGCTTCTAAGGCTGACATTGACATACGTAAATATCTAGATATACGTTGCGATACCTCGTAGGGTGTCATTGGGACAATACCTTCTAGGTCAGCTCTAAGCTTTGGTTTCCCAGCAGGATTTCCTTTTTGCCCTTTAACCCAACGTGTAGCCACCCCAACTTCTTTAAATCTCGCATCATGATAATTAGGGTTTTCAATTTTACGATTAATTAAATCTTTTTTATATTCAGTTTTTAAACTAAACTTTTCTTCTGTCATGACATACCTTATATGGTGACATTAGTTAAACGTCTAATTTACAATATTAAACTGCGGGTTTCAATACTATAGCAATTCTCTTATAGATAAAGCTCCATAAAAAGTTTCACTATTAGTCGTCGCACTTATACACAATACAAATGTATCCGACGTACCAGCTATTGATGACCCAAGTCTAAACTGATTTTCAACATCATGGTCTTCAAATACCCCGGTTAAATTACCTGCACCAGAACTTCCGTATCCACCAGTTAACACAACCCCACCAGTTACTGTATTAGCCGAAACTCCAATAGCAGTCTCATATCCAGAGTTAGTAGCTTGAGTGTAAGTAAAAGTTGAAGCAACAGTAGGATTTAAAATTAGCTTCCACTCAAAATCAGCTCCGCTTGTAACCATTACTGCGATCTTAACAATACGCACGTTTTGACTAAGACAACTTGAGTTTAACCTCACCCCTAATAAAGCATAATATGTTCCCGCAGTGGTTGCGGCAACTCCAGTTAAACCATTACTTATATATGAAACTAATCCTAACTCTTCTTGTCCCCCTTCTGACACTACCGATGCGCAGATCTGTTGCATTGAGGTTACAGCACCTGTACCTAAATTCTCAATTGAATACCGCAACGGAAGGTTAGGAGTAGACATATACACTTCAGTTTTATTGTTGCTGTTTAAAACTTGGTGACATGTATAAAATATACCATCTATAACAAAACCAAATCTAACTCTACCTACACCAAGCCATTCGAAATCAATTTGGAAAATGTTGGTTTTAGTAAAATTTAATGTTAAACCAGATGCCCCTGTGCCATCCAATTTATCCACATTCCAAGCTGATTGCGCAACACTTGTATCAACCACAGATCCGCTAGCTTTTGAACGCACAACAACCTTTAAAACACCTTCATCTAAATGAAAAAAAAGGCCGTTATTATCATCAAAATAACCTATCTGTGTACGAATACCTGTTAGGTTTGTAGTTTGATTACACAGTGTTCCAGTTAACAAAATTAAATGACTTTTACCAGGTTGATAATTAAACCGCTGGAAGGTCTGCCTTATTCTTTTGCCTGCTGTGTTAGTTGAGACTGCCAATGTAGATGAGGCTTTGTTCTGCGAGTATGTGGACGATGTTCCACCCCCGGTGGTTTGTTGGTCATCCCAATACAAAGCGAGCGCATTAATAATTTGCTTGGAATCAAATAAAGTTTTCGGATGAGATGACCTTATTCTCCCAAACGCATCATATTGAGTATCCACCCTTGCTTCTGACATAGAATCAGGCACTAATCCCATAAAACCCCCGCTGGAAGGTAACTTTGATTATATAGGTTATTTGTATGTAATATACTCTACCCAAACATGTAACACCCCTGCCGTAAGGGCTTCTACAGCCACAGTGGCGGTCAATGCCCTAGCCGCCGAAGTTATCAACCATGTCGAAGTCGTTTCCAATTTAGAAATACCTTCAACCGGTAGTGTAGTTAAATCCCAAGGGTTAGCTCCATCAGATATGGCCACAGCTGATATTACATCGTTGGCCGCTTGAATACTCAGCGCAATCGTTCCCGCATCGGTAGCACTTGTAAATGTAGTATCTACCTTGTACCAAACACCATTAACAAAAGAGTTGATTGGGATAGTTGCCCCTAAAGTATGAGCTCCAATCGCTTTACCACCTGTAGCATCAAATATTCCGTGAGCAACTCTCTTAACTCTTAAACCAGCAGTAGTTGTTGTTTCTACCATCGCTTCAGTTACTGTTCCGGCTGCAATATACCCAGATGTCCCACTACCAGTGTTCCCTCTGCCAACCTCTAACCAATATGTTCCGTCCCATTGTAACGTCAGTGTGTCGTACTGTAATGGCGCCCATGTAGCAGTTAGCTTTGCGTTCCCAGTAGAAAGTAATTCACAGGTCTTAGCTGATCCAGATTGAAAAAACAGAACAACCCTGTGCCCAAATATTTGGCCAGACTTTAAAGTAAATGTTCTGCTTGTAGAAGTCGTACTATCTGAAGTGAGGTAATAAGCAGCACAGTTGTCACAATCTAATATTGTGTTGTCAGCCGCTAATGTAGCATCTTTACGAGTGGCACCTAAAGGCATCCCCTGTTCAAGATAACCATCATGAAAATTGCTCATTATTTTCTCCAAGTATTAGAAATGTTTGTACTATTTAGTTTACGCCACGCGTCGATATTGTCAAGCCTTTGATAAATCTCTAAGTTGTCTTTGTGTAGCTTATTACTTACGTTTTCGTTTTGTTCAATAAGTCGCGCAAACTCTTTTATCTGAGCTCTTAGTTTTCTTTTTGATCGACGTATGTCTGAAAACGTCACTAAGAAAACACCCGCTAGAAGCATACTTATTGCGAAGGCGACCAAACATAGGAGGTTATCTATATACGTTTGCATGTTGCTCCTTAATCGATGATATACTTATTTTTTAATTTAACACTTTTTCTGAGGGATATATGGTTACAAAAAAGAAGCCTAAACCGCCACGCCCAAAACCTTGTTGAGTTGGTCTTCACTAATCTCTGAGGGTTCTATATTAGTAGAGCCCCAGTTTAAATGTTTACGTGCATATAGCCATAAAAAATGCGCTGCACGCTCCTCTGCTAACGTGTGATTGCTTGCAAAAATAAATGGTATACCTAATGTCATCCACGCTGTATAGCTACCTATAACTTGCTTTGGAGTAATCTTAGAACGCTTCCAGTTTCCTCGTGCAATAGTAGCTTCATTCGCGCTCACGACTACAGCTTTAGCATCAAACTCTTTAAGGCGTAGCAACTCTCTTTCAAAACGTTGTCTTGATTTCCCAACGCAACCTAAAAGATCAGAGAGTGATTTTCGCTCAATACTTAGTTTGTCCTCTAAACCCTCTACCGAATAATCACCTGTTTTTAATGTACAAACCTTAGTTTTAAATCCAAACCTCTCGAAATTAAACGGGGTTTGCTCCCTTGTATCAACAATTATTGTTACGTCAGACGGTTTTAACATGTTCATTAAACCCCTGTATTATGAACTAAAGTATTAATTTCATATCACAAATTGGGTAGTTAAACTACCGTTCATTAAACACCTGTATTATGAACATCAAGGTTTTTAAAACAATGTTATGAATTCATAAAAAGTTTTTAATAGAATCTCGGGGTTTTTAAAAGCACAGACTTGGGGGTGTTTGTTGAACTTAGCGCTACACTGAATTCGGCAGAAAGACCCCACCTACTAAAAAAGATAACCTACTTAGCGTAGCGGACAGACTCATACCCAAAGTTGCCTCTTAGCGGGAGCCTTAAAAAGTTCGGGGCACTTTACTCGGAAGTTAACTCAAGATATTTGCGAACCACTATTACAGAGTCCGGAGGTTAACTCATGTATTCTGCCCAACACTAACCTGGTTTTGAGGACAACCCTGTCGGGTTGCAACCCCATAACCGGGTTTAGTGCATCAAAAACCACTGAATTCATCGAATGGTTATGGTAGAAACGGGGGGTATTTTGGAAAAATTTCCACCGGGTTCGGAGGTAAATCGGAGGTAAAAAACTCCCTCCTTTTATACATAATTTTTTTTTTACTAAAAACACCCTCTCCAACCCCTATTTTATTTAGATATGTCGTCCTACGCAAAAATCTCCATTTTAAGGCCTCTAGAAGCCACGCTAGATCATTTTGGGGGGGTCTTTAATAGTACGCCATTCCCAACCGCCAGCCGCGTCTAACGTCGATCCTGGATGATTTTTGACTTTTCTTTTTTGGTGATTTTTGCAAAAAACATAGAAAACCCCAAGAGAAACAGTCTATTATATACGTTTCCACTTTGTTACAAAAATATTTCACAATAATTATAACCTATTATAACAAATGTCACCAAATTTTGTGTTTTCGAACGACAAAAATCATGTTTTTTCCCCCAAAAAACGTTACAAACACCCCTTTTTTTATTGGTACTTTTCACAAAAATACCTTCTAACTTCCTTTTTTTATTATTGTGGTGTAACATTTCTGTTTTTTTTCTCTTAAACTATTGCGGGGATACCCACGCGCTCACGTATTGCGAATTTATTATATATAAATAAAACAGTTTTGTTACACTTTTAACATACTGAAATTACAAAACTAAAAAAACCCAACTTTCATAACCCATTGAAATTACTTGTAACACATGTTACAAAATTTCCTTATTTTGAAAAAAAAGTCCAATAAAAATAACCCCCCCAAAATGGCCTAAACCAAAAAAAGGGGGGGTTTGAACAAAGAATTCACGGCATTTTTTAAAACCCCACCCTGAAACCTTTAATTAACATAACAACATTAGTGTG